CTCTCTGAACGAGAGTATTTGCCGTATTAGATACGGATTCTACAGGGCGCTCATAACGCAAGGTGTTCCATGCAGTAACACCATCACCGATTTTGATACGACCAGTATCAAGTTCGATGCCCAATTCGCCTTGTGCAAGAATAGGGTTAGCGTTCTGCCATTCCTGAGCACCACCCCTTCTTAATTGAATTCTATTTGCCATTTTTCTAGGACAACCTGATAGTAAATGCTTCCGAGTTATTTATGCCATTAAAAAAGGAGGACCAACGCCCTCCCTTCTATTATTCGGCGTCTGCTTCGTCAACTTCTTCGTCGGGCGGAGCGGACATCGTTTCTTCTGGCGTTTCTCCAAGAGAAGGATCATAGTACTCTAGAGTTTCCAAAGCACCTTGCAGTTTCAATGCAACTGCCTCATTCTCTTTGATTTTTTGTGCTAGTTGCTGATTTTCAGCAATGATATTTTGGAGACGCTGTTTGAACTGACCATGCAGTTCATCTTGTGAAACCTTATCAATTGTCATGATGTTTATCTTGATTTTGGACTAACGTTAGCAAGAGTGCTTTGATATCACTCATTTCAGATTTTAACTCAGAAACCTCAGTTTGTAAAGCTTCTTTGTCAATCTTTTCTTGCTTCCTTCTATTGTAGGATGCCATATATTTATCATATTCAGATTGGTTGGCATTCACGATTGCATTTGAAGATGGGTCACGATACCAACCGTCGTGACCATCAACAGGAATCATATTTTCAAAGTTATTTTGATTCATTAAGTAGCAAGAGCAATACAACGAAGATCAGCAATCAGAGGAATTTTTGCCTGACTAGAAGATCTTAAGACAATCTTGACTTGGAATGCATTGAAGTTCAGACCACTGACCTCATAGTAGTAATCTTTCCACAAAACTTCTTCGGAAGGTGAAGAATCATACTGCAGAGGTAGTGCCATCAAAGTCCAACCAAGAGAATCCTCACTATCATTTGTACCTGCTTGGAATGCTCTATAGTAGAGTCTAACTTCTGATTCAGGTGGACGTGACATTTGGAAATCAACTCGTAGAGTCTTAGATTCTCTTACAAGTCTTGCCAGACGTGTGATATAAACGCAATCATTTTGATCACCGATTGGAAGTTTAGAAACATCAACAGTTCTATCGATGAGTCCTTGCTGTCCATAGGGTTGAGGACCACCTGGCCATTCATTAATCCTATTTGTTGTAGTAATTAATGAACATCTATCCAAGTCAACTACAGGTGAAAGTGTTTCCTTGGTTGTGGACAGATCGATAAGAAGTTTCAGAGACTTCTCACCATCAAGTTTTGCATTTTCATTAACTTCGGAACAAACCATTCTTGGATTGTCAAAGATATTTAGATCATTCAGCGTAACGGGAATGTAGGAACCATCATTAACGAACGATGCTTGATCACGAGGAGAAGAAGCACCTTCACCACCACCATCACCAACAGAAGTTGCACTAGTGGTATTAATTCTAGCAGTGATAGTAGTCTCTGGCAGATTCATGGTAGAAACTGTTGGTGTCAAAGTTTCAAACTGAACGTTCTGGGTAGCAAAGACTTGATTACCACCTGCACGAATACCGTTTGTAGCAACACCAGTCATTTGGAGCATGTAAGTATCCATCCAAGGACACTCAAGACTCGTATGAGTTTTATTAATGTCAACCAGTGGAATACCATCGAGATTATAACATTCTACAACTGCACCAGATGCATGAGCAGAATCTGCTGTTGTTGCAGCACCTCTACCCGATGTAGCAACAGTGATTGTTTTACCATCACTAGAGATTGCAGAATATTTGATAATTTCGTTATCAATCTTTATGTAACCAGGATTAGTATCACTAATAGCAGCACCATTAATAATTTTATGGAATAGTGATGCATTATCAACAGAAATGGTTGTAGCAGCAATTGCTAAAGAACTGGTTAGTGATGTTACTCCAATCTCAGACTTCACACCTTCGATCTTCACATTATTTTGTCTGCTGTGCATACCATGATTTCTATGGTAGATAAGAATTTCTTTCTCATCATTTGCAAATGTGGGTGCAGAAGATAGATATGCACCGTAAGAATCACCACTTTCAGTAGAAGAAGTTACGGTAGCTTGCCAACCACCTGCTTCAGAAATAGTTTCTGTTGCAGTGAATGCACCTGTAATATAATGAAGGACCAAGTTAGTAGAACCATCCCAGGTCTTAACAATACCAACAGAACCAGAAGTTGCGCCAGTAACAACATCACCAACTTCAAGTGTTCCAGCAGCACTACCAACTACCTGTGTAGCAATTGCTTCAGAAGATCTAACCAAATAAGTTGTATTAGATCCTTGTAACCAGTTACCAGAAACATCGGTAATAGTAATTGTGTCAGAAAGACTGTTTGAAGTTGTAGTGGCAGTTACTGTTCCAGCAGCATTACTGGTTTGCTGCAGAAGTCTTGCACCTTCACTAAAGGTATATTGAGTAGCTGGTGGACCAAGACTGACGGTGAGTTTTGGTTTGATAGTCTGAATGGGATTATCAATCAGTCTATGGACACCATTGTTACCCTTGCCTTGGGGTGTATTTTGTAGAGCAACTGTACCTGATGTTGCTGTAAAGTTTGCACGATATACAGTAAACTTCAAATCTTCATATTGGTCAGCAGTCCAGGTAGATGCGTTCTGTGATTTGAACAGAACACCAGCATAAGGTTGTTCGGAGATAGTTCTATCTCCACTAACTTCAACATCACCCATTCTAGAGATCCAGACCTTATATTCATTAGAGTCGGACAGGAGAACGAAACAATATTCAACAGATGCCTTAATATAGACAGGTGCTTGGAAGGTAAACTTAGTAGGCACCGCAGCAGTTTCAGAAAGTTCTACCTGATCAGGTGTGAGGGTAACATCAGAGAAGGGAAGAATTGTCTTTGTTGGGTAACCATTTTCCATGGTTCTAATTTGCATGGAGATGGGAATGTTATCATCCTTTGTATTAAAGTAGATTTCAACAGAGGAGACAAATATACCACCTTCTTCTTCAATGATAAAGGACTGTGCAAGAGGGTCATACCAACCAATCTGACGTGTCTCAGTTCTGGTTGTTTGAACAACTCTATCTTCAGAAACAGTATCACGAACAATCTCAGCATTTCTAACTGCAAGAATGTTTTCGCGAACGGTTTGAAGTGTTCCTGTTGCGGAATACGTTGTATCTGCAGAAGAATCTACTTGACCAACTGCTCTACTATTTGTTTCGGAAGTTGTAAATCTAAAACTTCTAGTTCCTGTTGACCAACGAGGATTTGCATCATTCTTGGGATCAGGAATAAAGAAGGTACCTTGAAGATTACCAACATTATCGGTAAGGAAACGACGATCCTTAACAACTGCTCTAGCACCAGAAGTTTGACCAACTAAGATCTCACCAACCTGCATGTTACCAAAGAAATCTGGAGAGATTGTCTCTGCCATTGCAGTGATATCATGATTCAAATAAGGTGTTTGTGATGCATAAGATGTAGGTAATGTTTCGGTTCCCTTGCCATAAGGATTGGTTTTATATCCATCATTAGGTGCAACAACCTTTAATTGACATCCAGAAGTTTGACCGATTACAGTTTCATCAACAACGAAAGGTGTTTCATTAGTTCTTGCATCAGTATTAGAGTTTTTGATAATCTCAATAACTTTTGGTGTCATGTAAGTATTAATGTCCTTACCATCAAAGAATGCATACATTCTAGTGCGAGGTTTCAGACGATCAACATTGAATCCAATGTTTCTGGAGCGAATCCAAGGAATTGCTGTTTGTGACAGAATAGTATCACCAAGAGACTTGCGTTCAATCTTAGGAACAACCTTAGTTCTAACACCTTGACGGGATTGATTATTAACAACACGAATTGTTCTACGTTCGTGCAGATAGAACAGACCTTGACGACGCTGACCGTGACCAGCACGACCCAACTGACGACCAATACCATACGTACCAGATGTTGACTGGAATCTGTTTCTGGATTGAACGGATTCACCCGTCCAGTTAGTCTGCCAAGAACCCCATTGGATAGGAGCAAAACCGTTCTGATCAATGTTCAGATCTCTCGCAACAGCAGAGAAGTCACCTTCAACGTTTTCAACACGAGCAGGAAGACGATTAATATCAATCCAGTCATCAGATGCAGGTGTTAAGTCAACACGACCGATGAAGGTAAAGACGTTAAATGGGTTGACGTTCTCTGTTCTAGATGCATAAGGTTGAGTGACAATCGCTACATCTTCATAGGGAAGCATCAAAACATTACCATCAGTCTTGACGATATTAGTGGAATCGTCTTGAACAAACTGAAGAGCAACGTTGGTTGTATAGTGTTGAGGACGAAGTTGACCCTCTCTGAAGTCTAAAGAACACTTATAATCTGGGTGATATACAGCACCTGTAGTATGATCGGTAAAGTCATCAACAACATAACCATTCTTCAAACGATCAAAACCATTTTCATCATAAGTTTTAGTATTTTCTGTCTGGGACTCAAGGAGAGACAGTGAAGTATAATATTCAACGTGAGAGAGTCTGGTCTCTAAATCACCAATATCCTTCATGGTGTAGCGACGGATTACCTCTGTAGTAATCAAGACATCTCTTTCAGGATCAAATACATATGGTTTGTATTCAATAGTTGCTAACAACATAGCATTAGTAATATCTGCAGGAGGAATCAGATAATATCCAGAAACACCTGTAGAAACAACCAGTTTACCATCGTGAGAGAGATATAATTTATCAATTCTTGGGAGATACCAAGAATAGTCTGCTCTAAACGAAGAGTCAACCTGCATAATATCAAAGATAGTAGCACCACCGCTACCACCTGTTGTATCAAAGACTCTAGAAACAAAGTCGAAAGTTGTACAGTTTACATAGTAAGGAGCACTAACCGTTCCCGAACCATTTCTCAGTTCTTTAACAGCAGGACGGAAGTCGATCTGATCACGAATGAACTTAATAGAACCATCCAGTTTATAGTTAGGAATCTCTTTATAAAGAATACCACTATAAGATTCTGCAGAGAAATAATCACCCGATGCCTCATGAATAAGATAATCGAAGATTACTAACAGTCTTCTTGTAGGTGCGACAGTAGAGGGGAGACGAACCAGTTTTGAAACATCATAGAAATTAGTTCTTTGACCTGCCTCAAGTTCAAACTGATCTGTAATAACTTTACTTCCAGCAAATACAGAATTGACACCATCATCAACAATACCTGTGGTGGGATCACCAGACAAATCACTACCATTAATGGTCTCTCCCTGTAAGAAAGGAATTTCATTAAGTGCAACATAATATAATTTCAAATCAGCGTTAGAGAATGAAATTACACGACCTCTAGCACCAGAAGTTTTACCAACAATCAGAGTTCCAGTTTGGAAGAATGTAGATTCTGTAAGAACAACATAAGGAGAAGACGCATCGTTATCATCATAAGATTCATAGATTGCATGAATCTTATAGACATCATTTACACCGAAAGAAATATCTTTATCTTCAACTCTAGTTCCATACAAAGAACTATATGCTAAACCAGTGGGTTGTGTTTCGAGATCTTGGAAAGTCTTGAAGACCTTCAAAGACTTCATCTTACCAGCAGTTTTAATTTTTTTAGCAACAGTGTTCTTAGAAACAAGTGCAGTCAGAGTGACAGTAGCAACATTACCAAGACCACTAATGGAGAACGACTGATTACCAGAACCAAATGAGGTTGTTAAGTTACCAGCATCTACTTCAGCATCAATATCAACATTTTCACCATTTGCATATGTACCAGAACCACCATTATTAATAATAGTAAGAATATAATTATCTCCAGACAATGCACCGAAAGATTCTGATTCGGGCAAAGTAAATGTGATCGAACCAGTGGTTACAGTCTTAGAAGCAAAGTTTCTATAAACAAAGAACGATTCATCGTCCAGAGACTTCATAACATCTTCTGGAAGGTCAAACGAAAGTTCTCCGTTCTGATAATCTTTTTGGAATATAAATGGACGTAATCTAACTAATTCACTGTATTGTCCATCTGCAATAGTGCCAACTTTTAAAGATCCATCAATTTTTGCAGTCTGATCAGCATAGTCAAAAATGACAGCAGAATTAGCAACACTATTTTTCTTATTGGCAGTTGTTACACCAATAGCAGTTGGGTCAACTCTAAGAATACGATGAGAATTGTTTCCTTCTAAGTCGGAAATAACTGCTGTTACAACGTCACCAGGTCTGAGATCTTTTTCAAATCTAGTTCTGAAACCAGTAATTTCATCATCAGTTGTATCATCAATATCAACAGTAGATACTTCGATAGCACGGGAATCGTTGAGAACCCAGTTGCAACCAAATCTAACTGTTTGTGTTCCAGTAAGACCAAAGGAAGATCTAACATCAGTTAACTGATAACTATGTGCTGCTTCTAAAGTACCAACATTTCTACCGTTGATTTCAAGAATTTCTCCATTGGAGAAAACACCATCAACTTGCTCAAGATAGATGTAATGTGTATTATTACCAGTATCTGCAATAAAACCAGATGCACCTGAAGTCTTACCTGTAATTCTAACACCAGCAGTATATGGAGTTACAGCATTGCCAATGTTCAAAACAGTAAACATCTGAACATCCATGAAATACATGTCATACACACCACCAGCGATGGTAGGACTTGTTCCAAAAGGAGATGTTGCTGTTAAGGCAGTGCTTGCCTTCTTCATCTGAACGACACGACATCTACCAATCCTATTGGCACCAGACTTAACAGAACTAGTAGCATTTGGTGCCCAATCATCATAGAGATTCAGGATCTGATATGCATCAGTAACACCGTCACCAGAAACCTCTGGCCAACCATGAACATCATATACTTTGACAAAATTACCTAAAGTAAAGTTGATAATGCCATTTTGACGACTATCAAATTCTCTGGGTTTTAATACATCGACATATTGTGGTGTGAGGAATTCGTTTCTATAACCTCTGATATATGCTTTACCAGGAGAAACCTCAATTGCTAATCTATCTTCAGATGCATTGTTTCCATCACTAGATGCTCTACCACTTTCATAAACACCATTATTGAAACCATCGTCAAGATGTTCTCTTAGTTTGACATCAAAGGTATCAATTACATAGTCGCCAGACTCTTCAAAAGTCCTACGAGCCATGGACTTCTCAAGTTCACTATACTCAGTTCTTTCAACAAAGTTTTCAATTTTACTATTGTTGATTCTAAGCAGTTCGATAAAATCTTTATCTGCTTCGTCATCAAGAAGACGTTTTACAAACTGAGTGCTAATCTTAAATCTATGAGCACCAGGTGCTGAATAGTTAGATGTACCAGCAGCATTATCATTCAGTGTTTCATCGTCCTCAGGAGTAACAATGGACTCTAGAATTTCTAAACCAACACGATAAGAAGGGTTGCTATCATACTGATTAAGAATCAGATAGTTACTAGGAACATTTACAAAGTGCCCTCTAATGTAGTAGACACCTTCACTAATGTATGCAGTAGAACCTACAGCAGTTGCGTTGACAGGCAACAACTGAGCAAAAGGTGTGCCAATTTCAATCAGAGTTGTACCAAACGTAATCTCCTTATCGGTAATCAACTGCTCATTGATTTGGAATGTTTTGAGACCAGTATCAGAAGTAGTATCACCAGAATCAATATACTTAACGTATAGTGTGATGTATCCTCTCTCAGACTCTGTAGCAGAGATAGTATAGAGAACCTTTGCTCTGACACCAGTTGTTAGACCTTCAATAATAGTGCCTTCTAGTTGAGTTCTATACGTCTCAACATCACTACCAAGGAAAGATTCTTGAAGTAAAATTGCTCGAACATCTAGATCGTAACCTACCTGACCAGGAATGACCATTGCACCATCTTTGAATAGGTGCGTTCCAATAGTCTCTACCTGATTCTGCAGGACACTCTGCATCGTAGTGAGTTCTCTCGCCTGAATTGGGAATCCAGGACGGAACAGCACTCGATAAAAATTCTTATCCTTATCGAAATCGTCGTAATAAGGTGTGACGTTTAAATTGGTATTTTGTGCCATTAGAATTCGATTACGATTTTGATGTCTTCTACCTGGTCGTTTGCACGACTAATTGATCTCCTATTATCTATATAAACAACCTGACCGCTGTTTGGTTCAATCTCGGGTTTTGCATACCCGTTGTTAAATTTCATACCCAAGTCATATTCAGTAGCGTTGATAGTTCTGGAGGAAGAATTGGGAACTGCGGGGAAGTTCACATCTGGTTGTCCAGCAGCACCAGAAACACCACCATTAATTACGTTAGAACCATCAAACTCATTTTGTGTACCAGTAACTTCTGGGAAAATACCATCAACAGAGTTCTGATAATACTTCAAAACCTTAGTTGTGGGATTCCAAGAAATCACACGAGCACGAGCAGTTACGTTAGTTCCTCCAACAACACGAGTTTGTGTGATGATTTCATCAGGAACATAGTTACCTTGGAAGGTTGGAGAGAAGATAACTGCTTTTGTAGCAGAAACTGTAAGAGATGCAAGCAACTCAGACGTTCCAAATGTCAATGGATTAGTAATCAAACCAATACGACGATAGTCGTTATCAATGGGGAAGTCGCCAGCACCTTCATCATAAGAAAGTTTGGCGTTAATCATTACACGGAAAGCACCCAACTCAATTGTGGGATCAAAACCGTGTCCGTTTGGAGGAGGAATAATAACATCAACTTCACCAGCAGTTCCTGTTCCAATACCCTGAATATTACCAATACTGATTTGTCCAAAGGTATATCCTGTTCCACCAGAGGTAACAGTAGCAGAAATAATCTTACCACCATCAACAACGATAGAAACACGACCACCAGTGCCATCTCCATTGATAGCGACATTATCATAGGTGCCGTTGTTGTAACCAGAACCAGCAGAATTAATTACAACTGTATCAATTTCACCAGCGACAGCATTTGTTTTTACTGCGTCGTTTGTGAACGCAGGCATGTAATCGTTGGAGAAAAACTTGAGGACTGAGGCAACAGGAATGGTATACATGTATTTCCAACGATATCCATCACCAGTAGTGATGATGCTAGTGGAAGTGCCAGTAGGCTCAACTGTAGAAGGTTTCCCATTAGGATCGGATGGCGAGGTTCCATTGTAAATGCACTTATAGACTTGATATTGTGAATTCACAACATAAAAGTCAGAATCATAAAGTTTGGTAGCACCAGAGGAAGCAGTCTTAGAAGGAGAATAATCGTGACGATACATGTCATAGGTAAAACCCAAACCACCAGTGGTTTGTTCGGGAGTAACCCAATCAATACGACGAACAACTTGAACGGTATCTGAAGCGAGAACACGCTTCAAAGAGATCATATCATCGTAAGAATTTGAGAATTCTGAAAACGAATCCACTGCTTGAGGTGGAGAGTTTTCATTATCCCATGCTTGAGGTCTACCGATAAAGACATAAAGTCGATCTCGATTAGCACCAGCATCACTATCGCTTTGTGTCGCGGTAGGACCTTCTAGAGATTTAATGAATTTTTTCGCAGAAAAAATCCTAAATTGATCAGTTAATAGAGCTGCCATTTCCTATGGGATTATTGTCCTCTTGTTTATTTATGAAGATTACGAGCGGATGCTTGTGGAATACTCAATGCGCTTGATTCTGTAATTAGCACCACCATTACCACCTAAATTTTCTCCACCCATAACTGCATATGCAGCTGCGCCAGATCCAGTAGTATCAGATCCTGCATTAGTGAATGTGATTGTTGGGTGAAGATTGTATGTGCCATCAACGGTTTGAGGAATACCATAACCACCATTCGTAATCGAAATGCTTGCAACTTGGTCTCCAGCAGAAGTTAAGTTAACTGTACCAGTTGCCTGAATATCTCCAGTGTTTTCAAAAGTAATCGTTGGTGCTGCAGTATAGTTTGTTCCAGCATTCTGAATATAAACATCTACAATTGTAGAATCTTCAGAGAATTGATGTAAGAATCCAGCATTACCTACATTAACATTGCCTGTATTAAATGGAACAATGTTTTGAACCGTAACAATAGATTCGTTAGGATCCCAAGAAACTACAGTTGCTTGAATACCAGAAACAGCACCAGTAACAGTTTCGTTGACGCTGAAGTCTTGACCATTGCCGCTATTAGCATCTAGATAAATTCTGGCAATAGCATTGTGTTCAACACCTTCATTAAGTCCACCTACAGATGCCATTGAAGCATATCTAAATGGAATCGAAGCATCTTTAATTTCATCACCAAGGGCAAACAATGTAGTATTTTGTCCACCTTGTGTTTCTTCAATACCATAAAGTGAATTGAAAATGCCACCATCGAGATTAATCTGATTCTCGAAGGATGTTCCAGTATTTACCAAATCAGCAATACCATCACCAGCACCGTCAAGTTCATCATCATCCTCAAATTTTCTATTAGTGAGAGTTGAAATAGGTACAGTCAATAGTGTAATGACATCAGTTACATCTTCAGTAGTCACTAAAACATGTGGCAGATCTGAATTACTGCTAGAGTTTGCAACACCAGCATCAAATTGAACAATATTATCTTCGGTGGAAGGAATACCACCATCAATAAATGCCAGTTCGTCAACTTCAAAGGTTACTAAAAGTTCTCTAGTTGCGGGGTCCCAATCATAAACTTTAGCAACTTTACTTGTAGCACTCTCAACTCTTCTGATAAGTCTATCACCAACATTAAATTTATAAGTTGATATTCCAAACTGATCATTCTGACTATCGTCAAGAATAACTCTCTGATCATATTTGAAATTTACACCTCTAGTTAGACCACTAAAACTTTCATCAGTCTTTGCAGTATATGAGATAGTTTCATATTCAAGAATGAGTTCTCCAGATCCAGGAAAAGACGAAGTACTTTTTACAAAAATTTCATTATCTGCTGCTCCAACAGTTTTAGTAATACCTGTTAGATAAATTGCATAAGAATTAAATGCCTGACGAGCACGATTCTTTCTCTTAAGATTTACAAGACGATTGAAAACTACATTAGGTGCAGAAGTATATCCCTGACCCTCTTCGGTAACTGTAATACCAGTAATTAAACCTTGATCAATAGTAGCAACTGCTTTTGCCCCTGTTCCACCACCACCTGTCAATAAGATATATGGTGCTTCTTGATAAAATTCACCAGGATCAGACAGTGAAATAGAAGTAACTCTACCATTCTGATCAATTTTAGCGGATCCTTGAGCACCTTGTCCACCACCACCTTCAAAGATAAGTGTGGGTGCAGATTGATAACTTCTACCAGGATTAAGTAGAGATAAACCAGTTACAGTTTGAACTGCTGGAGTTGCTAATGCACCAGTTCCCTCACCACCAAGAATCTTTGCTTTTGCAGGACCAAAATAGTTGTCACCATTAGAAGTCATCTTAATATAAGAAATTCTGCCAGCATCGTCCAATACTACCTGACCACTTGCACCAGCAGGGAATGTATCTACAATTGCAGGAACGACATCACCTTCAAACAAAGGTGTACTATACATTCTAGGTCCAATGGCATATGGGTATACGGGATCACCATTGGAGTCCTCTGTCATAAAATATGCATAGGTACCATTAGGGTATTCGGGGGTTACACCAAACTTACCATTGTAAGCGTCAAGAGTGCCGACTGTAGAATCGTAAATATAATCTTCAACTAAATCACCAAGAAGATATCCATCTTGAACTGTCCTGATTCCAAGGTTGGTAGTTGAGTATGCAAAGATATAAAGAAGTCTTGGTGCTGTTGCAGGAACAGTGAATCTAATTTCTCTGGTAGTTGAACTATTAAAGTTGGTAATATATTGAGATAGTGCTACTGCAGATCCATCAAGATAATATTCAACTCCTAATTGGTAAATATAATTCGTGTCACCAATATCAGCAGAATTGCCAGTAGAATGCCACCCATTTTCAGTTTCAGAGAATAATAAAAATTCATCAAAATTAGTAACATTATTTTGATTGAAAATATAGGTTTTTCCTCTTTCAAGATTTAATAGTGAAGGAACAGATGCATCAAAATTGAACTTACCTGCATCAACGGTCACAGCATAAGTTACGTTTCCTGCTGTAGTTACTGAAGGACGACCACCTGTAATTTCAGCACCAGTCTTCAATCGGAAAGATGATACTTCTCTAGCAACTGTTCCACTAGAATTATATCCATATGGACCATAAATTGGATATCCATCAAAGGACATACCCAGAACTTTTGAGTGACCATCTACATGACGCGATTTATCAATCGTAGCAGCATCATTTACATCAGATTGATAATAATTTTGTGCATAATAATTATTGACCAGAGGTTCATCTTCAACCTCTGGATCTAAAATCATATATCCTTCATGCCCATCATACCCAGACATATCTGGGTGACTCTTACAGAAATAATAAATGCGATTTGTTTCATCGGCATTCATTATGAAAATGGGTTGAAACTCATTTTCATAATCAGCAGATGGTGCTGCAGATGCTCCTGTACTATTGTAGTAGATACTTCCAGGAGTCTGGTTATGGACACCATCTGGAGTTGTGCTGAACTGCATTGGGTGTCCATTTGGATGGACCTCAGATGGTTGATTAGTAGAGTCTGACTGATTCCATCTAATCAGATAATTTCTTTGAACTCTAATATTTTCTGGTGAAAAATAATACTGTCCTGCTGTAAACGGACCAAACTCTTCAGCATCAGGACCAAAATCAATATAGAAAATACCGAGAGGAAAAGTCCTAGGTTCTTCTTCAATAATAAACGTAAATCCATTAGAACCTAAGCATCTATCATCTTCGGAAAATTGTGCGCCTGTAGATACATTTCTAAGATAAATGTTCGTAATTTGATTCAGATTATTTCTAATAATCTTTGCAATCTCTCCTCTAGCACCACCACCAACTTCATCAACAATTCTACCAATTTCAATGTTACCTAGAGTTTCATCAACATTTGAAATTGTGAGCATGATGTTATCAAACTCAACCTTAGTATTCCAAGTAAATTGCTTTAATGCCCCCCAATCAAATACACCGTTCTTCAGTGCAAATTCATCGATAGTTTTAGATGACTGATAGTAACGAACATTTCCTTCTGTTACTGTATCGTAAATGCTATTGTTTTTAACGTAATCATACTTTACGCTATCCAGAGCAAAGTTGGCAGGTGCTCCACCATCAGCACCCCATTCTGGAGTATGCAATAATCCACCATTAGCAAGAATACCCGTTACCTTATCTTTCTGATCTAAACGAGTTCCAGGATTAGGTACGTCCTTACCACCCCTATAAATGAATACTTGATCAAATGAACGATCTACTAAGGGACCACCACTAGGTGCTCTCTCAGCAAGGATAGGGGTGGGTTTAGGATGATTATCAGACTCAATACGAAGTCTATCTGTAGTGGTTTGAAACGTTCCTCTTGCAAGAGAGTTTGGATGAGACTGCCAAATTCTGTTGATATCAAATGATGATACAACAGTTGGGGTTTCTTGCTCTGGAATAATTTGAAGTCTTAAAGGATCATATCCACGTCCTCTTTCAAGAACACGAACATGAACAATTTTCCCAGAAACATCATCAATAATAGGATACAGCAATGCCTCCACATCAGGTGTACCACAACCTTCAATGATCAATCTAGGTGGATCGCTCTGAACGTATCCACTTCCTCCGTTTTTTACTCTTACCGCCCGAACACCGAAAATCTCATCAAAGATTGGTTCGATGACGGCACCAGATCCAGGAACTGTTCTTGCCATTTATATCAGAATATTACGTTGATAGTGCCATTCATCTGAGTATGAATGGTGCATTGATAATAAAGGGTGTTAGGAGCGTCCATAGGAACAGTCCAATATAGAACACCTGTGCCACTACCAGATTGACCAGTCGTATACGCAGTTCCAGACAAACCTGTAGTTGACTGAATTCTAAATGGGTGAGCACCGCCCTGAACACTATTGTCGAATGCGTAGGTCATACCACGCATGACATATAATGTAGGATCATTAGTAGGACCACTAAATCCAGGACCATTAAAAGTGTAATGATTGGAACCCGATGAATTCAATTCCCACCAGGTGATTGGACTACGAGTAACTACCCAGTTAGTTCCATTCCAGAACAATGAATCACCCTGAGTAATTCCCGTAAGATCAGTATCAGTAAGACTGGAAAGGTTAGAAACAACTGTTCC